TTTTTAAGTTCCCAAGTTTCAATAGCGTTTCCACCTGAATCAAGTTGGCGGATTTGCACGTATTGAAGAGCAGAATTGGTCTTGTTTTTTGATTGAGTTGTAAGAGTATTGGCATCTCCAGGAACGACATAACCACCAGAACGAATAATATTATTGATTCTAAATAGTGATCCGGGGTCAACTGGGTCAACAAGTGTCATGGAAATAGACTGCCATTCAACCTTTCCGGGAAAATGAAATGTATGTCCCATGTATACATGTTTACTATCAGCAACGGTAAAGTTCGGCTTCGCTACTTTCTTAGCCCACCATACAGCTGGTTCGTTGCCTTGGATTCCTCCAATAAATACTTGAAATCTAAAATTTCTTTTAGGGTCTCTCTCAGGTGTTGTAGTCCAAAATGACATTATTATTTTCTCCTATAATTCTTTAATAACTAGTTGGCTTAGGCAAATTCTGCCCCGGTGCGAGTGATTACAAAGTCAATAGCGATGTATTCAATAGCTCTCGCAGGCTTAAGAAAGATCTTGGCGTACATGATATTTCTATCAATAAGATCTGGTGTAGTTGTTGTTCCATCAAGAACCAAACGATAATCTGTTAGTCCAAACTTCGATTTAACATCTGATAGAATAGGCTCTGCTTGTGAACGGAATCTTGCCCATGTAGATTGAACATTTTGATCAAAGAGAAGATTTCTTGCCACATTTCCAATTTCTGCCTTAAGGAAGATCATAAGGCGACGAACGTTGATTCTGTCTAGAGCTGACGGAGTTTGTTGAAGGGTTTTTTGTCCGAATATAACAACACCTTCATTTGGAAAGGTTGCAATTGGATTGATACTAACTTCATACAAATCATCTCGCTCGGATGCATCAAGACGTTGACGCGCTTGAATCACACGAGGACCAGAGCGTCCACCGAGGTTTCCAAGTCCACCACGGTTAAAACCAGCTGGAGCAAACCAAAGTTCAGATGAAGCATCTGATTGAGCCATGGCACCGAGTCCTGCAACAGATGAAGGAACCCACACACGCTCTCCATTGTTCAAGTTATCTTGAATTTGAACAGCTGGGTAATAAGCACATGCATAACTTGAATCAAGTTGGCGATTCTTAAGACTAGAGATTGCTGAGGATACGCTTCCCAATCTAGAAGATTGAGAATCACCAGTTTCAGCTTCTGAAGTTGGTTTATAATCACCTTCTAAGTCAATAACAGCCAGCATATCTTTACGAGATTCAGCAGTTCTAATAACTTTAGTAGTTATAATTGGGTTTTTAACGCCCGGTACACATAGAAGAGAAGCAGGTACAGTTTCTGGATCAGAAACAGAATCAATCGTTTTATTCAAAGAATACTGAAGATAGTTGTCTTTTTCACTAAGAGTGCTTCCAATCAAGTCTTGACGGAAAGGTTCTTTCTCTGTGATATCAAGTCCATCGAATCCACCGAATAAAGGAAGAACGAACTGCTTAACACCTTTGTTAAGAAGAGCCTCAAGTCCATCAGTTGCTACATAAGAGGTACTATTTGCCATTGAACCAGAAGTCCAAGTTGTAGTGTTGTTAACTGTACTGACGACAATGTCATTAAGAGAGAACACACAAGAGTATTCAAAGTCTCCGCTTGGGGCGAATTGTTGCCCAGCATACTTCTTGGGTAATGGTCTCAAATAATCACAGTAATCTGGATCATGAAGTGAAGAGTTAGAATCAACCTTTGGTCGAATTCCAAAGTAAACTTTATAGGGACTTGCAGAATATCCATCAGAACCGTTTACACGAAGAGGGAGTTTGGGGAATGAAAATTTAATTGCTTCAAAGCCAAATAATTCAATAGCATCATCTCCCGTTGCAGCTGTGTTTTGCACAACTCTAGGGGTAATAAATGAACCAGCAAAAGGAACACCTTTTTCGTCAGAAAGTATAGCTTGATCTTCTATTGCCATAAAAGTTTTTGGACGACCAGGGCCTAAGAAGCCAACAGGAAGGTCTGTATCATCATAATTTTGATATTCTGCATACATTTTAATGCGAACATAATCAGAAACGTTTGGATGATCTCCATAAGAACGATAACGACGATCTTCTTCGCTCCACTCCATATACATATCGCCAATACGACGAGCAATGAAGTTTGGAGAGTTTGGATCTAGACTACATCCAGAATACTTTTCAAGTGTTCCACCGTTAACATCCATAATTTTTACAGAAAAAGTTCCGTATGGGTAAACAGTAGGATTGGTTGCAAGTTTAAGGTCTTCAATTGCAATGAGAGTATTCTTTTGAATCTCTTCACCAGCATGAATACATTCAAAGCGGAAAAGTTTAGAAACGCTTGATTCACCAGCATAATTAGCGTTATTTGAATCGTAATTTCTACCAATAAGGTATCCGGATTTTGCCTCAGTTGACCCGGTTCTTTGATATCCCCAGTTTCCTTCATCATCCGTTGGAGCATCATCATCTTTATGAAGAGGAATAAGAGCAGCTACTTGAGCAGCAGCAGTTTCTGAAGTGACTTTTTCTTTCAAAGCTCTTTCAAAAGATTCTCCAAGCCAATAGTTTTTCTGATCAGAAGTTTCAGTGATTGATGTATTTACAAGTTGTGGATTTGTATTGAATTTATTACGAATGTAATCTCCACTTGTTCTATCAAAGTTAAAGCTCACATTTTCTACTTCTGTTCCGGCAGCGTTGTAAATAATAGCGTTGAAAGTTAAAGGAGCTGCAGGTGAAGCTGTTGATTTTACAAGACCATCAGCAATACCGTTTGTAACAACGGCAGAACCAGCAGCATCTATTCCATCTAAAGTCATATATCCGCTGTTTACATAGAAGACAGCGGCTAGACAGCCTTCGCCAGTTGCATTTGCTGCTAGGTTTGTCGATACTCCTTTTCCGGTTCCACTATTGGTAACATCTAAATCTTGATCTACATCAGCCGCTGAAAGGGCGCTGGGCTTCTTTCCCACAGCAGCAAAAAAAGTATTTGTGCCACCTGCATCTGTTATTGTCAGTTCTTCCCCAGTTGTTGAGGAGAGATTAAACAATTTCAAAGTGCTAGTATTGTCATCTACAGCTATATTGGAAATGTCGCCATTTGTTAAAGCTAAATCAATTGCTGCTTTCACTTGAGCCAGAACTTCATTAAAAGAACCACCGGTACTTTTAACGGGACAAGTATACAATGGCACACTATCCGTTCCACCTGTTGCATTTCTAGTAACAGTGCCATAAGCATTTGATGATTCATCAAAAGTAATTTCAATCTTTAATCCAGTGCTCTGAAGAATAGAGTCCGCGACAACACCTCTAATAAATCTAAGCACACATGTTGTCTCCGGAGTATCACCAATGGCATCTTCATTAAAGCTGCTACCTTCTTTCAAAGTAATTGCTGTAGACTGCCCTAGAGAAGATGTATCAGCAACGAAAAGTCCGTATGCTGTTGAGTTTGTTGCTGCAGCATTTGTAATCTGTAGTCCACCAGAACCAGAAAGTTGCCATCCAGCATATCCAGCAGTACTTGCTTGTGGATGTTGATCTCCAAGCAATCTTACAAGATTGACAGGGGATGTACGTGATGATAGCCATGCTTGAGCAGCATAAGCAGCAGGTGTAGGTGCAGACAATTGAGGTCCGTCTCTCCAAATATCACCTTTAAGCGATGAACCACCAGGAACAGGGTTTCCGTAAACCTGAACGAAATTGTCCAAAGAACGAACTTTTGCTGGTTTCATTCCTGGTCCTTTTCTAAATCGTCCAATAATAATAGGACCATCGGCATCAACTTCCGCTGGTAAAATAGATTGATCAACCTCGTTAATCTCTATTCCGGGTGATAAAAAATCAAATTTTCTAGGCATTTATAATTCTCCTTAATAAACGTATTCAGAATAAATAGTACAGCACGTAGTCAACCGACTATTTTTACTGTCTATACTTGTTATTCTTTTTTAACCATGGTATTTCATCTTCTAGAAGGGCTCTTTCCCTAGGGAGCTTCACTTCAACAATCGTTTCTTTTTTGATTACTTTTGGTGTCTCGCTGTTAGGTCCACCATCACCAGTGACATATCCTAGAACTTTAATTGATACTTTGGTCTCAAACTTTCTTTCATCTTCTCCAAGGTTTGTTAGATTATTAGATACATCATACGATTCGATAAACCCTTCAAACATTTTTCCATTGTCTCTCATGACGAAGTGGTTTAGCTGTCCGGGTCTAGAAATGAAAGGAGTCATTAAATCATTCATTTGTTGTTGATATTCTGTTCTCAACACAACATCGTACATAACTTTTACATAAACAGGAAGAGGAATGTAGAATTCATCATATACAAACTTCTTGCTATCATGAGGAAAGTGGCTTTGTCCTTTTTTCTTTTTTGCTTCTGCGGCTTGATAAGCTCTAGTCTTTTCTTGATTGAGTTTCGACACAAGCTTAAAAGCTCCCTGTTTATATTCGCGAGCATCTTTGTTAACGGGTATGTGCGCTTGAATATTGCCTTTAAACGCCTTGTCCTTTTCCACTGTGGTTCTATTAACAGAAATCAAAGGTAAACGTAGCTTACCCACAGAATCACGATAATCTCTATTGTTTTTAATTTGAAACGCTCTTTCGGAACCAACCCATATAACAGGTACTTTTTCTATTCCCTTGTTTGTTTTTGTCTGTAAATCTAACGTTTTGTTAACAAAATTATACAAAGAAAAGTCTATGTCTTCTAATGTTGAATTAACGATACTAAATTCTTTATCTAAATCACTCGGCATTAAACAATCCATCCCTTGATCTTATGCATTCAGCTTGAACTTCAAAACGATGCTCAACTTGACCAAATAGTAGTTTTGGTTCTGATAATTTAACTATCTCGTAAAAAATCTCACCATATTTAACAAAGTCTCCTTCTCTTACATAAAGATCTTGATCTTCACTTAATCTTCTTTTGTGAAACATTGCTTTTATTTTTGTTGCTTTGTCAATTGCAACGTTTTCCATATCCATAGTCTCAACACCCTTGAACTCAACCAAAGCGTGAACTCTTATAGGAGGAAGAAAAGTTTTCTCAATAGCTTCTCCATATAATGAATGATAATTTGTATACTCTAGGTCTAAAGGAAAGTAGAGAATCTGTTGTCCTATAACTCTCTCAATGATTTCATCGTTAACCTGTTTTACTAGATCTCTCTCCTTCTCTCCAAAGAACATTGGGGGAGGAGGTGCTGCTGGTTTTTTCCATTTGTTATCTTCTGACATTCATTTATCCTACAAAAATCTTAAGTGGTGTCTCGGTCACAATCGCTTTGGCACTATCAATCATTTCTTTATCTGTGGCCAAGAGCTTATTATAAGTCAATTCGTCAAGTATTGTCTTTAATTCATCGCGAAGAGCGTCTTGTTC